GCATCTGCTTTTGACGCTGGCTTGTTCTATTGCCCATATGTTCCATTACAAATGGTTCGTGCAGTTGATCCTAACAGCTTCCAGCCAAAAATTGGCTTCAAGACTCGTTACGGTCTAGTTGCTAACCCATTCGTTAACTTGGATGATGGCACTGCTGGTACAGATAACTTGACTGCCAATGTGAACTACTACTACCGTCGTGTTAAGGTTTCTAACCTAATGTAATCGACTAGTCGGTTTTTAAAAAGCCGACGAAGAAGCGGTACTTTAAGAGGGATCTTCGGATCCCTCTTTTTTATTTGGATAAATAATGTTATGGCTACTACAACTATTTCCTGTCCACTACCAAGTAACATCACTCCATTATCGCCTAATGGATTCATGTTCAACATCACCAAATTACCTAATCTGTCATTCTTTTGTCAGTCGGTAAATATTCCAGGTATCACTCTTGGTGCTCCTGAGTTTGGTAACCCATTTAATGTTCAACCAATTCCAGGTGAAACATTAACCTATGATCAACTAACTGTTCAGTTTCTAGTTGACTCTGATATGGCAAACTACAAAGCAATCTATAACTGGATTATCGCTTTAGGTTTCCCACAGTCTTATGATCAGTATATTACATTTAATGAGAATGATAATTTAAATTATTCTGAGTTGGCAAAGAACTACTCCGATGGTACTCTGCAAATTCTGAATGGTAATAATCAAACTGCGCAAATCGTACAGTTTAGCGATATGTTTCCAATCACTATTGATTCTTTAATGTTTGCATCTACAAATACAGATGTGCAATACTTAGTAGGGAATGCAACATTCCGCTACGGATACTACAAATTCTTGTAAGACAAACTTGATTTTTTTGTAATACTGCGGTATAATGGCAGTATATAAATGTGAGGATATTATGAATATTGAACAATTGCAAGAACAGTGGGATAAAGATTGCGAGATTGATGACAACTATCTCGGTGAAACAACCACAGCAACTCCCAAGTTACATGCCAAGTATTTAAAACTACTTGTCAATGTCAAACTAAAACACACCAAATATCAATCAGACTACAACATGCTTCGGAAAAATAAATTCCGATTGTATCGTGGTGAACTATCTCGTGATGAATTAACTGCTCTTGCTTGGGAACAATGGCAAGGTGTTAAGCCATTGAAGAATGAGATGGATGAATTCCTCTCAGGTGATACCGAACTAAATACATTAAGAGTCAAGATTGATTATCTTGAGACAATGATATATTTTCTTGAATCCGTTCTTGGCCAAATCAAAGCCAGAGACTGGCAGATTAAAACTGCAGTTGAATGGAAGAAATTCTTAGCTGGTATGTAATGATAAAAATTGAGAAGTTAGACGAAGTTTATGTTAGAGTTTTTAGCGATGGTTCAATTGAACAAGAACTTGCTGATTTCTTTACCTATGAATATCCAGGTGCAAGATTTACACCACAATTCAGAGCAAGACTCTGGGATGGCAAGGTTCGTCTATACGATCAAGTTAGAAAAACTCTTTATGTCGGTCTAGTATCATATGTTGAAGAGTTTGCCACTCGCAATGGGTATGGCATTGAATATGTAACTCCTGTATTCCATCAAAACAATATCACACATCAGATTGTAGAAGACTATGCCAAGTCACTCGATCCACATGGTCGTGGTAAACCAATCGAAATCCGAGACTATCAAATTGAAGCAGTAAAGACTGCTCTAGATAAAGAGCGCACACTGCTATTATCTCCCACTGCGTCAGGAAAGTCATTTATAATTTACACCACGATGCGTTGGCATATTGCACACGATCGTAAATGTATCATTATAGTTCCAACGACTTCACTTGTTGAACAGTTGTTCACTGACTTTGAAGACTACTCCTCTGCCAATGGTTTTAATACTGCTGGGTCTTGTCAAAAGTTATATGCAGGGTTCACAAAAGAGTTTACCAAAGATGTTCTAATTACAACTTGGCAGTCTGTATACTTACAACCTAAATCTTGGTTTGC